GCCGCGGCTAATTACTCAGCCAAAGATCCCCTCTCGGGAATCCACCTGTAACACACCTTGGTCTTAACAGACCCGTATGTTACACCTCGTTCGACTCGACTGAGACTACATCTATCTATCTCCGGAATAAAATCCGGATTATATAGCCTATCGTAAAGATAGGAGAATGGGCGATACTTAGTTACATTGTTGGTAAACCAATCGTGTAACCTAGCACGCTCACTCAATTGTAAATCACAATCTTGTCGGGACCTTACTGTTAATCTACGCACAAGGGTACTTTGTGTATCCTTGTCATATCGCTTTTTAAAGGAATTATTATTCCCAAAACCGTAATAAACACACGGTTCCGAAAAGCCAGACATAGAGGGTGAACCTCTGTAGATAGCCACACGATGAGTTTTCTCATACCACCTTATAATATCATCTGATAAAAGGTGACTGTGGCGCCTGCCAACTAGGTTGGCAAAGGCTACGAAACGGTCCAGAGAGTACGATTTGAGCTTGATGTACGAGATATCGCCACCGTAGAAGTATTCTCCTCCACATGATTCCTTAAAGAATCCATGTGTTAGAGACTTACTACGATTAACGATTAAACCGTACCGTTCAAGTTCAACGATGACATCATTAGCAAACTCACGTTTGACTATGAGGTCATCTCCGTACACATAACACTCATCAGCTACTTCCTTTGCAATTGACCAAAAGAACATAGCCTCAACGGGAAAGCATAACGCTGATCCCATTGGGGCATATTTGTTCAATTGGTAATTACCTAAGGTAGGGAGCTTGACAACAGGCGTCCTAGTCGCCGTGAATATTGGTAACCAATCACTATCATGCAATAAAGCACGAATGTGTGACCAAGAAACCATATCACTGGCGTCCTTAAGGTCGATAGTTGCATAGTCGTCGAGCCGGGAGGCACGACGAGCCAAGTCGCGGTTAATGGTCTGATCAACAAAGTTGATATAGCCACGAGCCGGCGATTCGGTCTCTATGTAACTATAGAGATATGTCTGGTAACCTTTCTGAACATACATACGTTCATGAGGTTCCATACAGATGACTCTAGGTCCCCTGCTATCTTTCGGAACGAAAGACAATTTCGCAGGGGGCTCGACTATAGGAACAGATCCATCAAGACGGTGAGATTCTCTACCTTCAGCAGTTAGCTCAAGGAAGGTCTCTAAGCCGTGTTGAACATCGTAGACAAAATCATCCAATTGGAAAACCTCCATCAAAGAAGGCACCCAACGGAATTTTTGTCTACGTTGACCTGTATCTAGTCCGTCCGCAGTTGCACCAGAAGCGTGGTGGAATACGACATCATAAGGATCGTGTGGTAAGAGTGAATTAAACCGATTCACCAATGAATCGGGTAATACACAAGAACCAACGACACCTTTGTCGCGTTCAACAAACGCTAATTCTGCATCCTTTGTTTGTTCGTCGTCGAAATCGACTTCAAATTTATAAAAGAGATACAGAATCTGACGCAGCTGGGTTATGTGGTCGACATTTACATCCTGTTTTAGAGTACCTAGATCGGTAAAACACCGACTAAATAACTCATAAAGAAAAACAGGAAGCGCAGACTGACGTTTGCGCTTAAAGCCAGATTCCACCGGGTGTATATAACACAAGGTTGTAAGAGCTGTATCAACAGCCTTAGCCATAACTGGCAATCTAACGGTTAGTAAATGTAAACCTTCGGTAGCACGCTTATTTAAGGCGGCTACGCTCCGAGGGTCAGCACCAAAGTGCTGTGCAAATAAAGACCATATTTCTAGATGGCTTTTCATAGTCATTGTCACTCCTTATCCTCTATGAGGAATGCACAATGCTAATAAGCAACTACACCAGTGGTAAACAGATTAGAATATGTACGTAAAGAGTAATTCCATATTATTGGAAAACTCTAAGTACAATTCATAATCCGACTCGAAGTTGTAGGCCCCAGTTAGACTGAGGACTACGATAGCTGCAAGGGCGCTAAGACTCTTTATTAAAGAGCTTCGCAACATTTGCAGCTGTGAGGAAAGATTGTAACTGCGCAATTTGCTCAGTGACGATCGCCTCAATATTCGGGAATCCTAATTTAGGGTTGTAAGAAAACTTAAATTGTGTTCTTACATTGTCCTCTTGGTTTGTATCAAGATCGACAATCCGCGAATAATCGAGATAAGCAACTGTGTTCACACGACCACTCTTCGCCTCTTCATGAGAGACAACGAGTAGGTTCGGTGACGTAACGTCTTGGGAGGCGTCAGACCTTACGGTCTTATAGCCAGTCCTATTGACTTCGTCATAAATGTGATCTACAGTGCCATCACTGAGTGTTTGTTGTGCATTAAGCATTGTGACTCCTTGTAAAATAGGTCATATCACATCTTCTGCACTGCAAAAGCCAGTGTGTTAACTGACTGTCTAGCAGATGGAAGTGTGAATGGCGTATCAGGAGCATTGGCGAGAATTTCGACAATAGCGCTCCTATTGATACGCAAACGCTGATACGAACGAAATGTATACTCGGAGATACCAAAGCCAATTTCTTGGCCATTGATAAAACGAGCTCTTCGTTCGCCCGTGCCTCTGATGGTATAAGTAGAACTCATACCTGCAGAGACAACTTCAAATTGAAGGAGGTTCTCGAGGTCACCCTCCCAGTTCTTCAAGGCATCACCGATATTATAAAAATAATCGATCAGCCATGAGAACGGTAGGGCTTGATATGTCGACGACACAGGCCTATCAAGGCCTAACAGTCGCCACAACAACGAGAACTTAGAGATCCGTATTGGTAGCGGGCGTACGTACAAATGTACGAGACCCGTTCTAGTTCCGGATTTCATATAATGGACCGTAGATGATACAATGACACACTGAGTATCAGCGTAGCCATCATCATCTGTAAAGAACTCGAGATCATCCCGAGTATCTAAACTAGCGTGGAAGTTTAAAACTTCACGTTTAGCGGCCATTCTATTCCAGCGAGTTATAAAAGCATCAAGACGGTCAGCAATGGTGAATAAGTATTCAGCATCACTGAGCGTTGGTAAAAGACCAAACTGGACTCCCAAATGGGAGGATCCATAGTCCTTAACCGTCGTCTTTAAAGACGAGCGAGATGCGAGAGTCTTAAAACCTGACAGAAGAGATGGAACGAGCTTTGGGACACTTGTAATGTCCGAAAGAAGCTCAATAACATTCATATCTCCAAGCTGATTGCTCAGCGTGGGGACTACTGCAGAAAGACCTCGATATAATTCGTTAATACCGAAAGTAGTATCAATGTCGAGTGGATAGCTCTGTAAGAGACTATACCCGACAGGATAATTATGATCGATATTCTGCCAAACAAAACTACACGTAGCAGTCGGTACGCATTGTTGGTATTGAGTTAAACTCAACCTAACAATATCGTTTGATGCAAGAAAAGGCTTATAAGCCTCTTTAGTATGGTAGACATTCTTAAAGATCTTTTGATCTAAAGGAACGTCTGTCCATACCTCATCAACTATCGACTCAGTCGAGAAACCATCTGCACTGCCAATATAGTGATTAGAATCACCATCTGGACAGTCATTGTATAAGTGAACGTGCTTGTTAAAAACAGGCGCGGTCAAATCACGTGTACGTGTACGAATTGTATATGGCAAGGGAATCCTTTAATTTGAAATATAGGACGACCCACAACCTCAGGTTATTGTCTCACGAACGTACAGAATCTGTACGATCGAGGCACAAAGTGCAAAGACAAGTACCACGGGGTTGGTGATCACAAGCTACGAACCCCCCCACAGTCATGTAGAACCTACATGATTGTTGCACGAAAGTGCGGGGTGGTTTCAACACCAGAGCTATCCGGGGATCTCCCGGCGACATCCCTGCATTCGCAGTAGATGGCGTGTTAGCTTGGCTAGACTCCGAAGAG